ACGCAGGGGGGGGGGGGCGATTCCGGGTCCTTCGGGGGTTGCCCACTCCTCCCATGATCCGCGATCCGCCAGAAAAATACACACCGTGAGCGTTCCGCATGAGCCATAAGAAGCCCGACGCCGCCAAGGCGGCCTACGAGGCCCGCAAGGCTCAGTCGGGCTCTTGGAATCGACGCACGGCCGCTGCAGGCCGCGACATCGGCGAGATCCCGCCGGTCGCCAACAAGAAGCGGCTCGATGCCTGCCGCCAGGACTTCCGAGCCTTCGCCGAGACCTACGGCTCCGAGTCGTTCCCGCTGGCCTGGTCGCCGGATCATCTGACCGCGATCGGCAAGATCGAGTCGGCCGTGCTGCGTGGCGAGCTCTTCGCGTTCGCCATGCCGAGAGGCAGCGGCAAGTCGACCTTGTGCGAGTGGGCCTGTCTCTGGGCGATGCTCTACGGTCATCGTCCGTTCGTGATGCTCGTGGGTGCCGACGCCGCCATCGCCGGCTCAATGCTCGACAGCATCAAGAGCCACCTCGAACAGAACGACTTTCTCGCCGAGGACTTCCCGGCGGCCTGCTGGCCCATTCGCGCCCTGGAAGGGATTTCGGCCCGTGCTCGTGGGCAGACGTGCGGCGGCACGCCGACGCACGTTGAGTGGCTGGCCGACAAGATCACGCTGCCCTGGATTCTTGGCGCTGCGTCCGCCGGTGCCGCTGTCCGTGTCGCCGGCATCACTGGCCGCATCCGTGGTGTGAAGCACACCCGCCCCGACGGCGTCACGGTACGCCCGTCGCTCGTGCTCTGCGACGACCCACAGACTGACGAGTCAGCCGCCAGCCCGTCGCAGGTCGCTACCCGCGAGCGGGTGCTGTCCGGTGCCATCCTCGGGCTCGGCGGTCCAGGCGTCCGGATGTCCGGGCTCTGCACGATCACCGTCATCCGTCCTGACGACCTGGCCGACCGGCTCCTCGACCGCACGAAGCATCCGGCGTGGCAGGGCGAGCGGTCGCAACTCGTCTACGAGTGGCCGACCGATGAAGACCTCTGGGCTCAATACGCCGAGATCCGCCGGCAAGGGCAACGCAGCGGCGAAGGGACGGCGGCGGCCGACGAGTTCTACCGCGAGCGGCAGGCTGCGATGGATGCCGGGTCTCGCGTGGCATGGCCCGAGCGGAAGCACATCGACGAGTTGTCGGCGATCCAGCACTGCTGGAATCTTCGCATCGACCGTGGCGAAGCGGCGTTCTTCGCCGAGTACCAGAACCAGCCGCTCGCCGACGACATCTCGAGCGAGAAGCTCGACCGCAAGGCACTGGCGCAGAAGGCGATCCCGATCCCCCGTGGCGTCGTGCCTGCTGGCCACAACACGCTGACGGCGTTCGTCGACGTCCAAGAGCGGCTGCTGTATTGGCTCGTGGCGTCGTGGGGCGAGTCGTTCGGCGGCCACGTCGTCGCCTACGGCACTTACCCAGACCAGGCGGCGAGCGTGTTTGAGGCGTCGTCGGCAAAGAAGACGCTTGCCAACGTATCGAAGCAGGGCTTCGAGGCGGCATTGCGGGCGGGCCTCGACAAGACGTCCGAGTTGCTGCTGGGCCGGGACTGGAAGCGCGAAGACGGGACCGCCATGCGGATCGACCGGATGATGGTCGACGCCAACTGGGGGCAGTCCACGACGACGGTGCGGACGTTCTGCCGGCAATCGCCGTTTGCGGCGTCGATCTACCCGAGCCACGGCAAGGGCATTGGTGCGTCATCGGCACCGCTCGCCGAGAAGGGAGCCCGCGGCGACCGGCTCGGGCTCAACTGGCGAGTCGGCCAGATCAGTGCCGGCCAGCGTTCGGTGACCTTCGACACGAACTTCTGGAAGTCGTTCGTGGCGGCCCGGCTTCGGATGGGTGTCGGTGCACCCGAGACGATCACGTTTCACCAAGGCGACCACGAGCTACTGCTGACGCACCTGACGAGCGAGTTTCCAGTGAGGACCGAGGCCCGCGGGCGAGTCGTGGACGAGTGGAAGAGTGCCGGCAAGGAAAATCACTGGCTCGACGGTCTCGTCGGCTCTGCCGTGGCTGCGTCGATCGCCGGCGTGCAGCCGACAGCGACAGAGGCGGGCGGGCGGCAGCGGCGGAAAGTCACAATCCCGACCGGCGAAAACGGCCGCAAGGTGATCCAAGTGAAGAGGCTCAAGTGAACATCTCCGTCCTCGCTCTCGACGGCCTGGAGCCGCGCGACCTGTTGGCGATCCGCTCTCGGCTCACCCGTCATGGCAGCGAGTTCCTGGCCGAGGTGTCAGAGGTCTTCGCCGGCGAAGCCAGCAGCATCACGCCGATCGCCGTCTGTCATGTCGACGGCGGTCTCGTGGGATGGGCGTGCTCGCACAACTGGCAGGACATGCAGACGCTCGAGCAGTGGGTTGACGAACGGCACCGCAGGCGTGGCATTGCTACGGCACTCTCGGCGGCGTTGTTGGCACACGGCAGCATCGACCGCGCCGATCCTCTGGCAGTGTTCAGCGAATCGACCGAGGCAATCGCCAAGCGTATCGGATGCAAAGACGTCCGACGCTATCGCCGTGAAGGCGACGAGTGGGTGCCGGCCTAACGGCACACCCGGTCACGGTCTCGCTCGCCACTGCGTAGCGTGACCGCATGAGCGAAGAACTGCGCAACAAGTTGGCCGAGGTCGCAGCCGGCCCGAAGCGTGTCCGCACGGATGCGGGCGAGGTGGAGGCCCAGGACGTTGCCGCCTTGATTGAGGCGGACAAGTACCTGAGCGCCCGCCAAGCGGCCAGCGGCACGGGCAACGTCCGCCGTGGCCTGCGATTCAACAAGCTCATTCCGCCAGGGACGACGTAGTGGGTCTCTTCGGCAATCTCATGGGCCGTGCGAAGCCGCAGCCGCCGGTGGCGATGCCGGTGCGTGTGCGTGCGAAGTTCGACGCCGCCGAGAGTGGCGACGATCGCCGGCACTGGGCCAATGCTGACGCCTTCGCCGCCGACACCGCCCTCGCGCCCGAGAAGCGGCGCGTGCTGCGGAATCGTGCTCGTTACGAGCGGGCCAACAACTCGTACCTCGCTGGCATGTCTGCCACGCTGGCGAACGATCTCGTCGGCACCGGGCCACGGCTGCAACTGCTGGACGGTGCCGAAGCGGCCCGCAGCGTTGAGCGTGCGTTCTTCAACTGGACCTGGCAAGTCGATCTGGCGAGCAAGCTGCGAACGATGCGCGAGGCACTGGTCGTCGACGGCGAAGCGTTCGCCATGATGATCACCAATCCGCGGCTGCCGGGCGTGCAACTCGACTTGCGTCTCGTCGAGGCCGAGATGGTCAGCACGCCGGCCAACGTGTCGAGCACCGTGACGCCCGACGGCTCGATCGTCGACGGCCTGGAGTTCGACGCCGTCGGTAACGTGACCGCCTACCGGGTGCTGTCCTACCACCCCGGCTCCAACTTCCACGTCAACTCGCTCGAGTACCAGCGTGTGCCGGCGGCCCAGATGGTGCATTGGTTCCGGCCTATCCGGCCCGGCCAGCACCGCGGGCTGCCCGAGGTGACGCCGGCGCTGCGGCTCTTCGCACAACTGCGTCGGTACACCGAGGCCGTGTGTGCCGCTGCCGAGACGGCTGCCGACTTTGCCGGCTTCCTGCGGACCAACTCGCCGGCCGCAGAGGTGGACGAGGTCGAAGCGTTCGCCGAGATGCCGATCGAGAAGCGTGCGATGGTGACGCTGCCCGACGGTTGGACGTTCGAGCAGTTGAAGGCGGAGCAGCCGACCAGCACTTACGCGATGTTCAAGCGGGAGATCCTCAACGAGATCGCCCGTTGTCTGCAACTGCCGTTCAACGTCGCGGCTCTCGATTCGTCGTCCTACAACTACGCCAGCGGTCGCATGGATCATCAGGTCTACGCGACGACGCAGAAGATCATGCGGGACGACATCGAGCGGACGATGCTCGATCGTCTGCTTGCCGCATGGGTCAACGAAGCAACGCTCGTCGGGCTGCTGCCCGAAGGACTGCCGCCTTTCTCTGAATGGGAATGGGCGTGGCAGTGGGACGGCAAAGAGCACGTCGACCCGGCGAAGGAAGCCAATGCCGCCGAGACGCGGCTGCGATCCAACACGACCACGCTTGCCGCCGAGTACGCGAAGCAGGGCAAGCAGTGGGATGTCGAGTTGCGGCAGCGTGCCGCTGAGATCGCACTGATGAGGGAGCTCGGCATCTTCGTCGACCTAACGCCCGAGGTGAACTACGGCGGGACTCTGGATGAGGACGGCGAGCCACAGGAGGCCAATCGTTGAACGCAATCAAGCTCGATTCTGGCGTCACGTTTCTCCAGGCTGCCGAAGGCGAATCGGCACCCGGCCCGAAGAAGTTCCGCATCGTGGCCTACACGGGCTCGCAGATCCGTCAGGGCTGGAGCCGCGAGCCGGTCGTGATCGACGTCGCCGGGATGCAACTGCCGGCCACCGTGCCGGTCGTGCTGGGTCACGACTACACGCTCGGCTCGATCCTCGGTCAGGGTCGCCCGTTCATTGAAAACGGGCAGATCATCGTCGAGGGCGAGATCCTGGCGAAGAACGGCAACGCCGACCAAGTGCTCGCGTTGGCGGAAGCCGGCTACCAGTTCCAGGCGTCAGTCGGCGCCGACGTGCGCCGGCACCAGAAGATCGACGCCGACGCCGTCACCACCGTCAACGGCACCGCCCACATCGGGCCGGTGCGAGTCGTCAAAGCCTCCAGTTTGCGGGAGGTTTCGTTTGTCACTCTGGGCGCTGATTCGCAGACCAGCGTCGCCATCGCGGCTGAAGCCGACGAGGAGTCATCCATGGCGGACAACGCCAACGACAAGCCCATCGAGGAGCCGGTCACGGCTGCCGCGGTGGAAGCCACGGCGAGCGTCGCCGTGGAGCCGAAGCCCGAGGTCGATCACGCGGCCGTGATCGCTGCCCTTACCGACAAGGTCAACAACATGGAAAAGCTGATCGCGACCCGCGACGAGCGCCCGGCGGCTCCCGCCGTTCACGTCGCCAAGAACGTGGCCCCGACGGCCGAGGTGATCGAGGCGTCGTTCGCACTCCAGGGCGGACTGCCCGGCGTCGAGAAGGCGTACCGGCCCGAGGTACTCGAGGCGGCCCACAAGGCCCGCCGCGAGATCAGCCTCGGCGAGGTGCTGCTCCAGGCGGCCGAGACCAACGGCTACGACGGCCCGCGGCGGCTGACGGCGTCCACTCTGCGTCCGATCCTGGCCGCGGCGTGGGCGACCCACTCGATCAGCGGCCTGCTGTCGAGCACCGTCAACAAGTTCCTCCTCGCCGGCTTCAACGGCGTCGAGGGTGCGTGGCGGTCGATCTCGGCGGTGCGTAGCGTGAATGACTTCAAGAGCGTGACGAGCTACCGGCTCAACGGCTCGATGAAGTTCGAGAAGGTCGCCAACGGCGGCGAGCTCAAGAACGCTGCGGCCAGCGACGAGTCGCGGACCATCTCGGCGGACACCTACGGCATCATGACGTCGGTCACCCGCACCGACCTCATCAACGATGACCTCGGTGCTCTGACCGCGGTGCCGCAGCGGATCGGCCGTGGCGGTGCGCTGAAGCTCAACGACGTCTTCTGGGCTTCGTTCCAGGACGACGCGTCGTTCTTCACTACGGCTCGTGGCAACAAGAAGACCACGGCCGGCGCCCTGTCGCTGTCGAGCCTCAAGGCGATCGCCACGATGTTCCGGAAGCTCAAGGATCCCGACGGCAACCCCGTCGCCGTCGATCCTCGCATCCTGCTCGTGCCGGCCGACATCGAGCTCGCTGCGGCCGAGATCATGGGCTCGTCCCTCCTGGTCGGTGGCTCGTCCGCTGCCCCGGATCGGAACGTGCTCGCCGGTCGGTATCAGGTCGTCTCGACCAGCTACCTGACCAGCGCCGAGGACTACTACCTCCTCGCGTCGCCGGCCGATCTGCCGGTGATGGAGGTGGCCTTCCTCAACGGCGTGCAGAGCCCGGTGGTGGAGACGGCGGAGGCCGACTTCAACACGTTGGGCATTCAG